AACGCCAAGCGAGTTGTCGCAGTCTATGATTTCGAAGAAGACGCACAAAAACTAGCAGATTTCCAGAATAAACATCAAGTATGGAAGTATAATCAAGGCATTCCTAACTTTCTGTGTACTAAAGAATTATAAATATTACTATCGAATTTACTTGCTTTGTAATGGGATATGTGGTATAGTGTTGTACATGGGAGAAGTGCAAAATGCTAAGCTTTAAAGGGTTCCTAAGGGAACAGGTATTACGTGAGTTAACAATCTCACCAGAGTACCAACAAAAGGGTGTCTTTAACCCGTACTATACGTTAACAAATGACGTGGTATCTGCTGTCTCCAAAGAACTTAAATCCAAAAAAATTAAATACGATGAGATTCTATTTAAGAATGTCATATCACCTAAGGGAACTAATCTAGGTGGCAAAGGTAAATTCTTCTTTCAAATTGTAGTCAAACAAGGCAACAGAGAGAAAGATATCAAACACTACATCTCAGCACAAAAGAATCAAGTTACTGGTCACTATGGAATGAAGACTAGAAAAGATTCAACAGCATCTTCCAATGTAAACGAACTTATGTCTGTTTATTTTCTTAAACATCCTAAGTTTAAAGACGCACAATCATTTATTGCAGAACTCGGTGGTTTACAAGGTGGCACAGGAATATTTACAGGTGATGACAAAGAAATATCTTATGATGATCTAAGACAATTAGTTGATAGAGATGCAACTCCAGAAAGAGATGTTTTGATAGGATATCATAATGCGAAAGCAATTAAAAAAGATTTACCAAAAGCATATAAAAAATTATATTGGACACCTAAGGTTAAACCTGGTAATATTGCTGGAAAGAATCCAAGTGATGTCATTATCGATTTAGGTAGAAACAATTACCAAGGTTATTCAAATAAAATTTCAGCAGGTAAAGATGTCACTCCAAAATTTAATACAGCAATCTCAAGCTTTTATACTAAGTTAAATGATCAAAAACAATATCGTAATATTGTAAAAATAATTGATGATTCTTGGAATGAAACAGCAAAAACTGTAAAAGGTAAGAACGCCAAGAAAGCATTATCATCATTTAGAATTGAAAATGAAAAAGCGTCTGAGAGTGCAAGTAAAGTTAAGTTTGCCCAACTAGCAAAAGCATTTCAAAAAGATAAATTAAATTTCTATTCAGATGACTTTTATTATCCATTTAGAAATACATTTATTAACAAGTTAGGTACTTATTTAAGAGCACCTAGAAACTTATTATACTTTTTAAATACAATTGGTTTTTACATGTATCCAGACAGTGCAGATACAACACCATGTCCATATAAATTATTAGTTGGTTCAGAAAGTGGATCAAGTATTAAAGAAGTTAGTACAAATGAAGAATACAAAGAATTACTTTTAAACAAAGATGCCAAACAGTATGGTAGTTATAAAATGAAATACGATGGCAAAAGTCAACAGTTTGAAATGAACTTTAGATATAAACTATATAATTATTCTATATCAATACCAATCACAGCAAGAACAAGAACATCTGGTGGTTGGTCAGGTAAGGCATTATATATTACAACACCAGGGATAAAATTAAACTAATGGAATTTTTAGTAGAAGACGCAAACACACACTTAGAACATTTAGAAGATGATATTATTCTAAATGGTGCAAAAGGTGGAGAGAATGCTCTAAACTTTTTAGATGCGTTACGTGATATGTTGCAAGGTTCATCAAACAAGAAAGTTAATCTTACTGTGAAGTGGGATGGCGCACCAGCGATTGTTGCTGGTATCGATCCATCAAATGGTAAGTTCTTTGTTGCAACAAAAAGTTTATTTAACAAAACACCAAAAATTAATTACACACCAGCAGACATTGTAAGAAATCATACAGGCGAAGTTGCAAACATTTTAAGAGAGTGTCTATTATATTTGAAACCTTTAAACTTCAAAGGTATTCTACAAGGCGATCTTATGTTTACACAAAAGTTAAAAAAGACTAGAGGTATTACTTCACCGTCTGGTAAAAAAGAACAAGTGATTTCATTTCAACCAAACACGATTGTTTATACAGTGCCAGAGAAGACTGGTCTAGGTCAAAGAATTGCAAGAGCAAAAATAGGAATTATCTTTCACACAACATATCGAGGCTCATCTATCGACAAGTTAAAAGCATCTTTTGGTGCAGATGTATCGAAACTCAGACGTTCTCCCAATGTATGGTTTGACGATGCAACGTATAAAGATGTAACAGGTAACGTGATGATGACTTTAGGTGAGGGTGAACAACTTACTAAAATGTTAAACATGGCAAGAGGTTCATTGAAGAAGTCAACATCATTATTAAATAAAATGCAAACAGACCTATCGGATTATTCGGTAGGTTTAAATTTAAAAACATATTTAAATACTTTTGTCAGACAGATGCAAGACATACCAACAACTCAAAAAGCAGTATCAGGTTTCAGAAACTATTATGAGGGTAAAGTTGGTGCAGCTATTGACAAAGTTAAGAGACAAGAATCGAAAGATAAATATAAGAAAATACTTGATGATGGTCTAAGATTTATAGATCGTGCAGGTGAACAGGTTTACTTTGCGATAGCAACATACAAAACAATTCAACGTGCAAAGAAAGTTGTTGTTGATAAACTAAACAAAGCAACATCGATTGGTACATTTGTTGTCAAAGGTAATGGATTAGAAGTAACGAATCCAGAAGGTTACGTAGTAGTTGATGGTAAAGGTACAGCGAGAAAGTTAGTTGATCGACTAGAGTTTTCTGCAGCTAATTTCACAGCTGCAAAACGTTGGGATAAAGGAACAAGTAAAGTAGCATGAGCAAGTTAAGACAATATACATTTTATGAAACAGGTGAAGAGCCTAAGAATATTGAATCAATGTCGTTTAGAAAAGCAGTTAAGTCTTTTCAAAACAACACAAAGGCAAAAGAAGTAACAGTGGAATGGGAAGCAAAAAAAGGTGGAGTATATACAAAGAGACAAACTCTACCATTAGGACGTAGTAAAAAATTAGGAAGATGAAGAAGACACTAAAAGAATTTTTGGCAAAGGGTAAAAGACCTAAGGCAGTAGCATTTGCTTTTGGTCGTATGAACCCACCTACTGCTGGACATGAAAAACTGATCCAGAAAGTAGAAGCGATTGCCAGAAGAATTAAAGGTGATGGTATCATCTATGTAAGTGCATCTCAGGATAGAAGTAAGAATCCTTTAGATGCACGAACAAAGATTAAGTATCTACAACCTTTATACAGAAACATAAAGTTTGTTGCCGCAGGTGGTAACACTAGAACGTTTATGGAAGTATTGAAGAATGCTTTAGATAGAAAGTATTCAGATGTTTATATGATTGCAGGTAGTGATCGTGTGAATGAATTTAAAAGATTAATTACACAATATAATGGAAAAGATTTTAACTTTGATAAGACAGAGGTAGTCAGTGCTGGTGAAAGAGATCCTGACGCACAAGGTACTTCTGGAATATCAGGTACTAAAATGAGATTGTTTGCTGTTAGAGGAGACTATAACAGCTTTAGAAAAGGTCTGCCAGTCAAAATGAAAGACGCAGATGGAAAGAAACTATTTAAAGATTTAAGAACAGCAATGGGCATTAAATCACAAAAAGGATTTGGAGTTCAAATGAAACCTATAATGAGTTTAGAAGATTTTGAAAAACAAGAATTACGACAAGAATACGTTGAAGAAAATGTATTCAATCTTGGTGATTATGTAGAAAACATGAATGATTGTTCTATTGGTAAAATCATTAAAAGGGGAACCAACTATCTCGTATATGAAATGGAAGACGGTGGAGTTAAGAAAGCTTGGTTACATGAATGTTGTGCCGTAGATGAGGCACAAATAGAAATGATGGAATCAACAGATGTACAAAAAGAAAAAGTAAAAGACGTTGTGTTACAGAAAAATTCTGATGCATTAGACGATGACGATGACGACTTCTTAGAAGACGTTAAAGTTAAACAGGATCCCGATGTAGATGATAAACCTGGCACACAACCTAAAAAATATTATAAGGGAGTGTCTAAGAAAACTAAAGATAAAAGGGCAGCTCACTTTAAGAAAGGCTCTAAGATGGATGATGATAATCCGAACGCATACAAACCAGCACCTGGTGATAAAGATGCGAAAACAAAACCAAGTACATATACTAAACAGTTTAAAAAGATGTACGGTGAAGTGAATGAAAGTCGACCTGGCCTTTGGGCGAACATTCATAAGAAAAGAAAAGAAGGCAGACCAATGAGAAAGAAAGGTGAGAAAGGCGCACCTACTCAACAACAAATTAAAAGAGCACAAGGTGAGGCATATGAAATTGGAAAAGATTATGCTGATCATGCTAAAAAGATTACACCAAAAGAAAAGGCAAATCAATTTAACATGGCACCACACATGGGCAAGTTTGATCCAGTAGAATATGGAATACATTTAAAAGATATTAAAGAATGGGCAGAGAGTGAAGCAACTATTGCTAAGTATCAAAAGAGATATGGTGATACTTGGGAAGAACAACTAGGTAAAGTTGTTGAAAAAATGATTGAGAAAACTCAGAAATCAATTTCAGAGAAAGACGATGCTCTTCAAAAGAAAGCAGACAAGTCTGGTATCTCATATGGCACACTAAAGAAAGTTTATGACAGAGGTATGGCTGCATGGAAAACTGGACACAGACCTGGTACAACTCCACAACAATGGGGTTATGCTAGAGTTAATGCGTTTATAGTTAAAAGAAAAAAAGGTAATCTAAACCACGATAAGGACTTAGCATAATGAAAACATTTAAGCAATACGAAGACATCGATAAGGCTTGCGAAGAATGTATTTTCGAACACGAACAAGAGGGATTGCAAGAGGCTGAATATCAAGGTAAGAAAGTAACATTAAACGACCCTATCAGAGGTGGTAGTAAGAAGTTTTATGTTTATGTTAAGAATGATAAAGGCAATGTTGTCAAAGTTTCATTTGGAGATACAACAGGTTTATCGATTAAGAGAGATGATCCAGCAAGAAGAAAAAGCTTCAGAGCTAGACATAACTGTGATAACCCAGGACCAAAATGGAAAGCAAGATATTGGTCTTGTTACCAGTGGAGAGCTGGAGCAAAGGTAGACAACTAATGAAATACAACAAGCCAATGGCACAAATTCTAAGGGAGATGAATGAGGGTTCTAGTGCTTTTAATCCTACAGTACATGATAAAGACTTAGGTGTTGTAAGTAAAGACCAATCTTTAAGATATAAAAAACTATCACCAAAAGATAAAACAATAGTGAAAGATTTAGTATCTAAAAAGGTTAGTGTAGAAAAAGCATTAAGGCATATTAGAAATAGAGAAATAATTAGATATTATGATATGCTTGATAAATTGAAAAAAGAAAGTGTAACAGAAGCTGACTTAACCAAAAAACAAATTAAAATGGTACACAAGACAGCAGATGATTTACCTAAGAAAGATTTCAAAGACCGTTATGGAAAAGAAAAAGGTGACGCTGTTAGATATGCAACAGCAACTAATATGGTTAAGAAAAAGTTAGGAATGAAAGAAGAAGAACAGATTGACGAAGTGTTTATGGATGCTTACGTCATCACGTTTTCTTACAGAGGTGATAAAGACAGATCAGTTGTTGTGTTTAAAAAAGAACATGACAAAGATATCTATGTCGATTTTATAAAGAAAAAGGGTGGCAAAGTTCACTCAGTTAAAAAACGAAATTTAAACATGAAAGTTTAAGGGAGATAAAAATGGCAAACGGACTATTTAAAGGAAACGCTACTTACTTCGGTAGAAAAAGTGGCACACTAGAGGACATCGTTGCAAAGATCAACGAGGCACCTAGTAAACCAGAAGTATTTGATATGAAAAGTGAAAGCGAAGCATACAAGAAAGTATTCAACGCTGCAATGAAAAAATTTGGTGTTAAATCACCAGCAGATTTCAAATCAGACGAAGAAAAGAAAAAGTTCTTCGACTATGTGGACAAGAACTACAAGGGTAAGAACGAGGCACATGAGAAAGCTGCTGACATGAATAAAAAACAATTAGATAAAAAAGGTGAAGAAATGCCTACAGTTAAGAAATCTGTAAAAGAAACTGTAAGAGACATGCTAATGAAAGCATGGAGAAATGCAGCTGAACTTGCAGAGAAAAATAAAGTAAGCGAAGGCGAACTACCACCTGCATTGCAAAAACACATTGACAAGAAAAAGAAAGACAAAGAAGATAAAGAAGAAACTTACGGTATGAAGAAAGCTTCTTATCACAAAAAGGACAAGTAACATGGCTGAACTAAAAGATTTCGGCGCAGTTAAAACTTGGTATGAGGCTTACAAATCAGTACAAGAAGCTGAAGATAAAAAGCCTGAAGATGAAAAGGAAGACGAGAAGAAGAAAAAGTCTCCTGTAGAAGTCTTACCAAAAGATGGCGGTGACGAAGAACAAGAAGAAAAGAAGGAAGAGAAG